AGCCGCCCACCCCCCGACAGCTACGCATGAGAGTTGGGCCTCCCTCGTCTCCTTGATGTCCCTTTCGTGCCGGTCTAGGGTCTTCTCGATGCCGCCGACCGTTGATTTCAGGCTGGTAATTTTGTTTGTCAGGTTGTTGACGCTGGCCGTCACGCCCTGGAAGTCTTCGCGTATCAGTTTGAGAATTGCAGTGTCGGTCATGAGATTTTCGACTCCATGAGAGTGTGTACTTGTACAGCGTAGCACACAAAGTTTTGTGGGATCTTAAAAAGGTGCGAAGTTGATGAGTGAAGGCCGGGTGCCCCGCGAGTCAACTACTTTCCTATTCTCCAGCTCAGGCCCATATATCGGGTGAGGGAATTCAACATCCAAAGGTCTATAATCATTCAGATTCTAGCGAATATCAACTCCACTCCCATCCCTCAACAAACGCATAACCCCCTGGAATCATTCAGGAGCCAGGTTATAAAATAAGGAATTCAACATCCTTCAACCTCCAAAGGTTTGTAATCATTCATGGTTCAGCGAATGTCAACTTTTCTTATTTTTAACCTACCACCCGATATACCCCGTAACCCCCTGGAATCATTGTCGTATGCTTCATGGAACGATGGAAATTAGTGCCCAAGAATCCAGCCCCCAAGGGGGCTTCAAAGGAAGACTAAAAGACCAAAGTCAGACAAGTTTGACTAGTCTTATAGAAGTTTAACGAATTGTATCAGATTTATAAATATTAGGTTTGAAACCAAAGGAATTAAGAAAAGTTGTCTAAAACTAATACGGTTTTCTGAGTTTGACGAAGATCCTGATTCTGATAAGAATTAGGATCGAGGAAAACGAAGAAAACCGCCTGCGATTTTGGCGGTTAACTATTCAAAATTTCCCATCGGAACGGAATTTTGCAGTCGGAGAAAACCAAGGCACTCAGCAACCTGTCAAAGCCGGTCCCATCGCCACCCCAGGGACAAGATTCCAAATGGTAAAATTGCGCGGCCCATCGTATCACGATGTTTAAGGTCACACCAACGTAATATACAAGATTCATTTTGATTAACTTAGTCTTTTAAAGGTTGAGCCTGTTC